CTCTCCGGACTGTGAAATTTATATCACCGAGTCATGGATGAATAAAACTGAAAAAGGGCAAAGTCATCATAGACATTGGCATCCTAACAGTATTTTAAGCGGCATTGTTTCAATCGCTACAGATGCTAACGGTGGTGCAACTGTTTTTATTACCAGCGGTTACGATACAATTGAATACGATATAATTGAACCAAATCTCTACAATTCAAAGAGGTGGGGTATAAATTTAAACCCAGGCGACATGTTGATATTTCCCAGTGCTGTTGAACATCTAGTAGAAGAATATAAAGGGGATATTCCTAGAATATCTTTAAGTTTTAATACGTTTGTCAAAGGTGTTGTAAACAAAAATCCGCTGACTCGTCTTAAAATTTAAATTTTTGCCTGAGGATATTTTTTTCTAAAGTAATCAAATAATTGTTTGATTATTCTAACTTTATTGCCAGCAGAATCTGATCTTGGAAACCTACTGTGATTGGCAAACGCATAGGCTTCTTCTAGTTCTTTTTCAATATCTGTTGCTGTGTCAACTGTAAAATCTAAAGAATTTTTTTCTAGTAGGCTTCGTTGAATTGGCACGTATTGAACTAATGGGGTTCCTGCTTTAATCAAAGTTTCACCTTCTAATACATGCCAGAACAGTTGAACACTTACGGCATGCATATACTTTGGATCTAAAATACCTATGGCAGCTGAGAACCTAGCTTCATTATTGTAAGTCACTGGCAACTGTAGTAATAATATATCGTCACTGGCTTTTACACGCCAAGGTGTTTCTACTTTAACAGCAGAGTGTAGATATTTTTTATCAGTGTTAGGTATTTCTTTAGGTATTAATGGTTCAGTCTGTGCAGGACTATGCCAGCTTACATAATAGTCTGCATTGCTAAATGTATATTTGTCACTGTGCCTTTTGAATAGAAAAGGAGTTTCCCAAGACAAGTGTTCAACATCCGGACCTGTCTTAATCACAAAATCAGCGGGAGCACGTAACACATATCCAACGCTGGTTATTTGTTTAATAGCTGGACAATTTAAAACTATCTGTTTGCCCTGCTCAGGTCTATTGCGTGACACATCTGCAATGCCATTCCAATCTCGGTCAGTGAGTCGATTGTCAACAACTGGATACATGATAGCAACGTTTTGATCCATTGAATAGAATCTTACCCAGCTTTTATTTTTACGGAACCAGTTAAACATATTAGATTAGATTGATTAAATCAAAGATAGTTTGCAGTTTAGTTCTAACTGTTTTGTTACTAAAACTATTTCTGAGACCTTGATGTAAGGGTTTAGGAGCATGATCAATGGTTGACCACGCCCATCCAGAATGCTCGTCACTGAGCACAGGAACAAATTCGTCATCGACTACACAGAGATATGTGTGGAAATTAAAAACGTTATCATTGCTGACAAACGTTTCAATAGGGATTGTTTTAATTATTTTAAAATTGTTGCCAATCTCTTCAGAAATTTCTCTTTGCAGGCCTTGCCATGCAGTTTCTCCTTCGTGATTGGTACCACCTACTAGTCCCCAAGAACCTGCATGTTTTCCTTCTGCTTTTTGTAAGAGTAAAAACCTGTGACTATTTTTGGCGTATATTAATGCGCCACTACAGATGATTTCTGTTATAGTCTTAGTCTCCATGAACCTTCTTTATACTCACCTTCAAAAGATTTAGTCCAGCTTACGCCGTCCCACTTATACTGTACTCCAGTGTATATATTAGTTTGATAGATTAAGGTGTCGTCACTCTGAGCGGCTTCAAATATGACTTCCCACTGAGTGCCGTTCCACTGAATAATGTCATTTTCTTTTGCTACAAAATCTACACCGCTAGTTGATTTCCAAGCATCTGGGCCATCTACATTATCAGCGTCACCTATATTTTCAATGATAAGATACCTTGTGCCTGCAACTACAGTACCAAGCCCATCTTGCCCTTTTGGATTGTATGTTAGGGGATTAATGATAGCGTCAAATGTGCCAGGACTAGAACTTCTAGGACCTGTTGCATCAATATCAGTATTACTAGGATAAGTGTCGCTGTCCCAGTTAATTGTTAAAACACTGTCATCACTGGGATTAATTGCAATAGTACCAATGACTTCATTGCCTAACGGTTGTCTTAAGTAGATTTGACTGTATCCTGCTTTATATTGCCCTGGATATTGATTTAATATTTTAAACCAACTAATATCTAGTCCTTGTTTTACAGGAATTGAATAAGGATCGTCTACTAGAACGCCTTCGTTTTTACCTAATAATCTTGCCTGTCCGTTATAGACTTGAACACCGTATCCGCTAATTGCCGCAGGAATCCTAGTTACAAGGTTAACACCTGTTTGTGCTCCGTCAGCAATTGGATCAGTACCTAAACCGTCAAGGTAAGTTGCCTCGGGGGTACTAATTCCCTCATGAAGGCTTGTAATGATTTGTGTAATGATTCCCAACTGTTTAATTTTAACAGGAGGATTAATCCATATAGGAGCAGTAAATGTAATGGTTGCAATGTCAATTGGACTATCAGCACCTACAGGAACTGAACGAGAACTCCACACTAGATCTTTAATTTCAAGAACACTTAGGCTAGACCAATCAACGTAATTGTCAGTAGTCTGTAATTCTAAAGTTGGATTAAACAATACTAAAATTTGTTCAAGTATTTGTAATTTTTGATCTGTGTTTGACGACCAAATATCAGCTTTTATATCTATCTTAAAAGGTGTAGGCATTAGTCGTTCTATTGTATAGTTTGCACCTTCGCCTGTGGTATAGTCGCCATTGTCATCAATGGCTCTTTCACGTACATGAACTTTACCTACAAATGTTGAATCCGACAAGCGTGTTGGATCCATAGCTAGCCCAGTGATATATACTGCAATTCTAGGCGCACTATTAATTTTATTTTCGCTGTTTTGTCGCATAATAGATGCTGCCTGTCTGTCAGGATCACCATATACTACAGGAACTCTAACTAATCTTCCGTCGCCATATTTGACCGTAAAATTACTTAAGACGCGAATCGTCTGAAGTAAGTAACGTCTAATTTGTCCGTCATAAAAATGTTGCATTATAAATCAGCCTTTGGTTTTACTGCCTTACTAACAGAACTTCTTTCGTCAATAAACGACTTAAACAATGTCCATTGAATGTTACTACCTGCTGTTGCTTGTTCACTGAGAGTAATTAAAGCGTTTCCACCAGCACCAGCTGTTACGGTAGCTGTTTGAACTTTAACATCGCCAATAAATGCTTTTGCACCCATTCCAGCAGTGTAGGGCACTGATGTTTGAACAGTCAGTGTATTTGCAACAGGTACGTCAACGCCATCTTGCACCACTGTTGTTCCTGTAATATTTTTATTGTTAATGAAACTTGTTTTGAGAGTTTGTCTAGTATCAGTGTTGGTAAGAGTGTGTCTTACTTTATCTTCAACTTTGACCCATCTAGTGCCATCGTACCTAAACAATCTATTTGGCAGCAAATCAGTACGAAGGAAAAAATCATTTTCTATTGGGCCTAATGGAAATTGAATACCGTGGCCAAAACTATGTCCGTTGGGAGGATAACCGTCACCTAATAGATAACCCGAATAACCAGAACGAACAGCAACACCAGGTTCAACGTCTCCCCCAGAAGTAGTTTCTAGTACAGGCTGACCATTAGTTGGATCTACTGCCAAAGTATAAAACTGTCTAGTTTCAAAACCACTTTGTGGAACATCTGCTTCTGCTTGAGATAACACAGAATCGTTAACTTCAAGTTCTTTGGCAGCAGTACTTAGTATATCTCTTAGTGTTTGATCACTGCCTTCTTTTGCTGGCTGATCAAGTATATCAGCAAACTGCTGATTGTCTGTTATCTTTTTAAGTTTTAATCTGTAAAGATGTGGATACCAAGTTGCTGAAAATCCTTCACTAGCTCGACCTACATCTTCAATGACATAGTAGCGGGGAAGTGCAAGATCAAAATCGTTCAGCGCAAATTCGTCACGTAAGTGAGGTAACTCTATAACATCTCCGCTTAAAGGTTTGCGACCAATATATTTGATAAAATCATTAATGTGTACAGTCATGTAAATTGTATCATTATCAATAAACAATCCAAATTGACTAAGATTAAAATCTATATTTTGCACATTATACAATCCTCTTATTTTGTAAATGCTAGGATCGTATTTTCTATCTCTATTTTCTAACAGTAACAAATCTTGTATATTAGTTTCTTTAATACCGTCAACGTAGTGTGGCTGATCTGCTGTTGCAGTCTGTTCACTAGGATTTGCAGGTCCTAGATATTTGTGCAGATACACGTCAGTGCCGCCAACCTGAAACATTTCAGAAATTTGACGGTCTATAAACTTGTAGTCCTGCCCTCGTTCGGGTTTGTATAGAGATAATCGTGGCATAGTGATATTTATCGCTAGCTAAATATGTAAGGAGAGCAAAAATGCCTGATACTAACGCTACAACCAGCCAACAAGAACGAACTAAAGTATTTGATTATGTGCGAGCCATGTTGGGCGACGGCATGGTCGAAGTAGAACTAGATCCTATTCACTACGAAACTGCCCTTAATAGAGCATTAACTAAATTTAGACAACGAAGCAGTAATGCTGTAGAAGAAAGCTATATGTTTTTAGAGCTACAGCAAGATGTTAACGAATACAGACTTCCTGACGAAGTAATTGAAGTACAAAGCGTATTTAGACGTGCAATTGGCAGTAGAAGCGGCATGGGCGCAGGCGGATCTTTATTTGAACCATTTAATTTGGCCTATACAAACACCTACTTACTAAGTTCTAGTATGATGGGCGGGCTAGCAACATATGAACTGTATTCTGGATATCAGAAACTAGTAGGAAAGATGTTTGGTAGTTACATTGAATTTAAATGGAAGTCAACTAGCCATATTCTTACTATATTACAAAGACCATTTGCTACACAAGAACAGATAATGCTAAGAACACACAATTTTAGACCTGATTTTGTGTTACTACAAGATATCTATGCAAAACAATGGTTATACGATTACAGCCTTGCAACCTGCAAAATTATGCTAGGCGAAGCACGTAGTAAGTTTGCCAGCATTGCAGGCCCTGGCTCTTCTATTCAAATGAACGGTGCTGATCTTAAATCTTCTGGAAAAGAAGAAATTGAAAAACTTGAAAAAGAAATCAACGATATGGTTCCTGGCGGAACTCCGCTTACATTTGTAATTGGTTAAGAAATAATTGACCCCTGTAATAGATCTGTTATATACTAGCAGAAATTACGGGGGTTCTTATGATCATTGGAGTTTGCGGATTTATTGGTTCAGGTAAAGATACTATTGCTGACTATCTAACTAATTTTCACGGTTTTAGGCGAGAAAGCTTCGCAAATTCACTTAAGGATGCTGTAAGCCAAGTGTTTGGTTGGGACCGTACTATGCTAGAAGGGCGAACAAAACAAGCCCGGGAATGGCGAGAACAAGTAGATCCATGGTGGTCAGAGCGTTTAGGTATGCCAAATCTTACTCCTCGTTGGGTCTTACAATATTGGGGCACAGAAGTCTGCAGAAAAGCATTCCACGACGATATTTGGATTGCCAGTTTGGAGAATAAACTCCGTAACAGTAAAGACGATATTGTTATTAGCGACTGTCGTTTCCCTAACGAAATTAAATCAATCAAAGATGCCGGCGGCATTGTTATTCGTGTAAAACGCGGCCCAGAACCTGAATGGTATCAAGATGCTATAAATTCTAACGAGGGCAAGGGTAACATGAGCTGGCTAATCAGTTCAGATAGACTTAAAAAACTAAACATTCATGCTAGTGAAACTGCTTGGGTTGGAACTAATTTTGACTACGTTTTTGAAAACGACGGTAGTATCGATGACTTGTTTAACAAAATTAGAGATCTGGTATCAGATCCCCTTGACGCCAACGAACGCCCTCTTTATGTAGGACTCGCTGACAGTTTGAGCACACAGTCTTAAGATTTGTATGACGGCAGTTGTTTAAGTCACCGTCTACATGAAACACATTAAACACCTCTTTGTGTGGACTTTTAAATCCGCACTTGTCGCAGGTGGTTTTCATTTTATATCCAGAACGAAACCATCTAGGTGATCCAGCACGGTCACCATCGTATAGACATGCTTCACATAGTTTGCGATAATAGGTCTTGTTATTTTTGCGATAGTTAATAGCACATGGTCTTAAACCGCAGGAACAAAGTGGTCTCATAGCAGTATTTACACCTTTTTACCACCTTTTTCATTAGTTATAACCAGCCCAAAAATCAATTTCACCATAAATACATATAGAATTGTATTCATGGAGATTATGATATGGCTCAACTCAGTTCACCAGGCGTAAGCGTTAGCGTTATAGACGAATCGTTCTATACCCCAGCTGCCCCAGGTACTACTCCCTTAATTATTGTTACTTCTGAAGAGAATAAACAGAACGCCTCTGGTACTGGAATTGCTCCAGGTACATTGAAAGCTAATTCAGGACAGGTTTATTTACTAACCAGTCAGAAAGATCTAGCTGACACGTTTGGCACACCAATATTCAAAACTGATGCTAACAACAATCCTATTCATGCAGGGGAGCAAAACGAATATGGATTGCAAACTGCTTACAGTTATTTAGGTGTAAGCAATCGCGCATTTGTAGTACGTGCAGATATTGATCTAGCACAGTTAGATGCTTCAGCGGCTGCACCAGCAGGTGAACCACAAAATGGTACTTACTGGTTTGATACTGCTGGAACATCATTTGGTATTTTTGAATGGAATGGTAGCGATGCTAGTGTAACAGACGGACAAACATTTGTTGCCAAGACTCCAATCGTTATTACAGATACAACAAAAGTAACCAACGGTGCACCTAAAGGATCAGTGGGAGCCAATGGCGACTATGCTATTGTAGCAACTACTACATTAAACAAATTATTTTATAAAAACAGAGCAGGTCAGTGGCGTCAAGTAGGTTCAAACGATTGGACTAAGAGTTGGCCAGCTGTTGCAGGTACAAAAGTGCCTACAACAATCGTTGAAGCTGATACATTGGTATTAAACGGAACTACAATTACAGGTGCAACTAGTTTAGCAACATTAGTAACAGCTATTGGCAGCACTGTTGTTGGTGTAACTGCTGCCGCTGTAAACGGAAAATTAGAATTATACTTAAACGGTGATGTTGATACATTAACTGTTGCAGGAACACTAGCTGGAGTTTCTACATCAGCTAGTACCGTTGGAATTAAGTCAGGTACATACTATGCACCTAAACTACAAATTTCTGCACATACTCAAGTACCTGCATACAAGTCAACAGATACGAACCCACGCCCAACTGGATCTGTTTGGTTTAAGACTACAGAACCAAACTTAGGAGCAAGTGTTAGAGTTAAGAGATATAATAGCTCAACCGCAGCCTGGGAAGAAATTAAGTGCCCATTGTACGCAAACGGACACGCAGCCTTAGCAGGTTTAGATGCTGGCGGTGGCGGTATCAATTTAGCAACTGGCACTTTATTTGCTAAATTTAATGATGCAGAGTTAACTGGCGCAGACATTGAAGCAAACTTTAAGATTTATAGAAGAACTAGTGCAGGCGAAACAAAAATTGTTTCTTCAGTAATTGCTGCCAGCACATTTTCAGCAGGCGCAGGAAGTTTCTCAATTAGAGAAAGCATTAAAGGTTCTTCAACATTAAGCGACTCAGTTACAGTTAACTTTACAACCGCTGGAACAGTAGATGATGCAGAAACAGTAGCTGCCGCAGTTAACGCCGCAATGCCAGTAGGTACTAGCGTAGTGGCAAGTGTTGACAGTGCTAATAGAATTGTTATTCAACACAATCAAGGCGGAGAAATTTATATTGTTGACGGAACTGCTGACGCATTCCGTGATGCAGGATTTACTACATCTGGTTCAAACCCAACAGCTAATTTATATGATCATCCAAGCGGCACCGCCGGTAGTTTTGTTGCAAGCCTATGGAAAGTATTAACTTACACAGCAGGTGAAGATTCTCCAAAGAGTCTAACAGCTGATGGTCAATTATGGTACAACAGCTTAATTGACGAAGTTGACATGATGATTCATGACGGTGATAAATGGGTTGGTTACAAAAACTTTGTACAGAATCAAGGCGGTGGTGACGCAACAGACCCAGAAGGTCCTATTGTAAGTGCAACGGCCCCTCTAACACAGAGCGACGGCACAGCATTAGCTAATGGTGATCTATGGATTGACACTAGCGATTTAGAGAACTTCCCAATGATCTACAAGTACAACTATGCTACACAAAAGTGGGCACTAGTTGATAACAGTGATCAATCAACAGAAAACGGTATCCTATTTGCTGATGCACGTTGGAATACAACTGGTCGTACAGCCGATGCAAGTTCAATTGTTGACTTATTAACAAATAACTTTGTAGACTTTGACTGTCCAGACCCAGCATTATATCCAAAAGGTATGTTGCTATGGAACCTACGTCGTTCAGGATTTAACGTCAAGCGTTTTGTACGTAACTATGTTGACATCCTTGCACGTAACTTTAGAACTGCTAACGATGAATTAATGACTGAATATTATCCACATCGTTGGGTAACAGAAGCTGGTAACCAAGAAAATGGTGCTGGAACATTTGGTCGTAAGGCACAGCGTAAGGTTGTAGTACAAAAACTACAGGCTTTAGTTAATGCTAACCAACAGATCCGTGATGAAGAATCACGTGTGTTTAACTTGATCGCCTGCCCAGGTTATCCTGAGCTAATTGGCGAAATGATCAGTTTGAACTATGATCGCGGTCTAACAGCATTCATCGTTGGTGATACACCTGCAAGATTACGTCCAGATGCAACTTCATTGTTGAACTGGGGTACTAACCAAGCCGGTGCATTAGAAGACAATGATTCAGGTCTAGTAAGTTCAGACGAATACATGGCAGTATTTTATCCATGGGGCTTTACTAGCGATAACATTGGAAACAACATTGCAGTTCCTCCAAGCCACATGATGTTAAGAACTATTGCTCTTAACGACCAAGTTGCTTATCCATGGTTTGCACCAGCAGGTACACGTCGTGGTGGAATTACAAACGCTACAGCAGTTGGTTATATCACAGATGAAGGTGAATTCCAATCAGTTGCTCTAAACACAGGACAGCGTGATACATTAGCCAGCGTTAAAGTTAATCCATTAACATTTATTGTTGGTAGCGGTCTAGTAAACTACGGTCAGTACACTCGTGCAAGAAATGCTTCTGCACTAGATCGTATCAACGTAGCACGTCTAGTAATATATCTACGTCGTCAGTTTACACAGTTGGCCAAACCATATGTATTTGAGCCAAATGATAAGATTACTAGAGATGAAATTAAGCAGGCAGCAGAAAGTCTATTACTAGAACTAGTTGGACAACGTGCTCTATATGACTACATTGTAGTCTGTGACACAAG